ACATGTGGGCCGAGTTCTGGGACGCCGCCATGGATGTGGGCCGCCCGGAGACACCAGCCGACAAAATCGCCAAGTACACGGCGCAGCTTGCTGCCGCGCGGAAGAGCTTCGGCGGTGGCGCCAGCGATGACCCCGGCGCGGGCTACCAAGGCAACCAAGCAGAAATCACTTCACTAGAGAAGAAGATTGCGCTCGCCCGCAAAGAGCAGCGGATGCAGGAGCAGGGCGCTCGCAGGCAGGCCGATCTCAACGAGGAACAGCGGAAGGGTAAGACGGCCGACAACGCCATCAACGGCCTCATTACGCAGGCCGGTGGCATCGACGTAGTCAACAAGAAGCTCACTGAATTCCACCAGCAGCTCAAGGACCTGAAGGCCGCTGCAATACACGATCCGCTCATCAAGCTACCTACCGACGCGCAGATCTCCAAGGTAGAGGAGTACATCCGGCGTACGAACGGTAAGGGCGACAACGTCAGTCCGGCTGCCGCGTTCTCGCCGGATAAGGCCCGCGCTCAGTCCGAAGTGGCGCTGCTGCGGGACCAGCTCAAGACAGAAGAGGAAATCACCAAGCAGGCGTATGCAAACAATGAGCTGACCGTAGAACGCTACTACGAGAAGCGCCGTGAGCTGCTGCTACGCGAGAACAAGCTGGAGATGCAGGTCAGGCAGGAAGAGATGAGGGACGCCAAGCGCGCCATGGGGCTAGCCCTCAACGCAAACCAGCGCGTGGAGGCTAGCGGCCGGGTGGTGAAGCTGGAAGGCGAGATTGCCCTGCTCAAGCAGCAGCAAACCACCGCCGTGAACAAGCTGAACGCCGAGGAGGTGCGCGTCAATACGCAGCTCGAGCGGCGCATCGCGCTGATCAAGCAGGCACAGGCCGAGCGCAGCCAGACCAACGCGCTGGCCACCGAGGGCGCCATTGCCCAGCAGATGGCCAAGGTAGGGCTGACGTCGCAGGCCACGCTGCTGGAAAAGCAGAAGGATCTGGAACAGCGCCGGTATGAAATCGTAAGGGACGGCCTGCAGAAGCGCCTTGCGGTGGAGGGCCAATCGCCGGAAGCCATTGCGCAGATCAACGCGCAAATCGAGGACTTGGAGCAGCAGCACGCGGACAAGATGGGTGTCATCGCGCTGGAAATCGCTGAAAACAAGATGAAGCCCATGATAGACGTGTGGGCGGTGGCCAAGAACAGCGCGGATGGCTTCTTCAATAGCCTCGCAGACCGCACCACCACGTTTCAGCAGAAGTTCATGAAGCTGGTAGACTCTATCATCAGCGGCATTACGCGCATCGCCGCGCAGATGATCAGCGACAATCTGTTCGGGGGCGGCGCCAACGGCGGAAGCAACGGCGGTGCGCTCGGCGGCCTGCTGGGCCAGTTGCTCAACATGAGCGGACTTACCGGCCAAATGAGCGACATGGCTGGCATGAGCCTGAACGGCACGTACGGCTCGGGTGTGCAGTCCGGCCTGGACGCACTCATTGCAAACGTAGCCAGCTTCGACGTCGGCACCAACTACGTGCCGAAGACCGGGTTGGCGCTAATCCACCAAGGCGAGGCCATCGTACCGGCAGCGGCCAACAAGGTGGGTAATTACAACCCCGGTGGTGACGTCACCATCCACAATAACTTCGCGCTGCCGGCAGCGGTGGATAACCGCACGATGGCGCAGATTGCAGCGTCGGCAGGCGGGTCCATCAGCCTTGCGATGAGGAGAAACAAGTGACACAGCCATTCCTGGAAACGCCGCGCTTTCCCGACGACCTGTCTATCTGGGGCCGAGGCGGCGTCAACTACGCGACCACCGTGGTGACCAGCACCAGCGGGCGTGAGACGCGCAACAGCATGTGGACGTATGGGCGTGGCCGCTGGGACATGCAGAACGTCCAGCGCATGACGGCCAATAACCTCAATTACAATATCGCCACCCTGCGCAACTTCTTCCGGGTGTGCAAGGGGCGTGCGTACGGCTTCCGCTTTCGTGACTGGACTGACAGCACCGACGATGGCAATGGCGTGCTGGGGACCACCGGCTACGGTACCGGCGTACCTACGTACCAGCTTTACAAGAACTACGTACTATCGCCCCTTACGGACCAGCGGCTGATTGCCAAGCCCATGCCGGGCACCGTGTCGGTGCTGCGCAACAGCGTAATTCCGCCGGGTAGCGGGCCGGGGTCGTACACGCTGGACACCACCACCGGCCTAGTGACGTTTGTGGCGGACAACTACGCGTTCGTCTCGGCGTGGACGCCGGGCGCCAGCACCCAGTTTACCGTGGCTTCCGTACCGGCCGGCTGGGCAGTGGGCAAGTATCTGTACTGCACCGCCGTGGGCGGCACGGGGGCTGCACTGGTTAACAATGTGGCGCTGCAGATTACCGGCCTGAGCGGCACCACCATCACGCTGGGCGTCGCCACCACCGGGCTGACTCTGAACAACGGACAGGCCAACTTCTACCCACAGGCGTCCGATGCGCTGACGTGGACCGGCAGCTTCGACACCCCGGTGCGCTTTGACACCGACGCTTTTGAGCCGCAGATGGGGCCGGATGGGCTGTACACGTTCCAGTCGCTGCCTATTGTGGAGATCCGGGTATGAGAAATATCAGCCCGGCGCTGGCTACGCACTTCGCGGGCGACGTACGTACGATCGCCACGCTGGTGCTTGTACAGCGCAAGGACGGCCAAGTGTTCGGCTTTACCGATCACGACGCCAACATCACGCTCAGCGGGCAGGTGTACGCCACCGGCAACAGCTACTCCGCCAGCGCGGTGGATATGAGCAGCGACCTGTCCACTTCCAATATGGAAGTGCGTATGTTGCTGGACAATGCGGTAATAACGCAAGCGGATCTGGAAGGCGGTCTGTGGAACAACGCGGCTGTCACTGTGTCGCTGTGCAATTTCAATGACCTGACGATGGGCGCCGTGGTCATCGGCAGCGGCACGCTGGGGCAGGTGAAGATATACGAAAGCCAGTATGTCGTGGAGATGCGCAGCCTGTCCCAGATGATGCAGCAGCAGACTGGCGAGCTGTTCTCGCCCACCTGCCGCGCCACGCTGGGGGACACCCGCTGCACCGTTGCGCTGGGGCCGCTGACGGCTACCGGCTTGGTACAGTCGCTGAACAGCATCGTCTCGTGGAACGATAGCACGCTGACGCAGACTGGGCCAAACTCCAACTACGTGGACACGCAGGGCCGTAAGATTCCCACCAGCGGGGCGTACACCATCAAGGTAGTGCCGCCCACCGGGGGTGCATTTGTATCGGACAACGGCGTACACGACACGCAAGGCAACTCGTGGACGCAGGTGGGTAGCAGCCCCGGCGACAAGCAATACACCGTAGCGCCTGACGGCACGTACACGTTCAGCAGCAGCGACCCCGGCTACGAGGTGTATATCAACTACGTGTACAGCATCGGCTACTTTTCGTATGGCCGAGTGACGTTCACGTCTGGCGCCAACAGCGGCTACACGCTGGAAGTCAAGTCGTTCTCACCCGGCGTGGTCACGCTAACGCTGCCGCCGCCGTTCCCCATAGCTGTGGGCGACACGTACAGCATCGTTGCCGGCTGCGACCGACTGTTCGGCACCTGCAAAAGTCGCTTCAACAATGTCGTACACTTCCGGGGCGAGCCGTACATCCCCGGCCCTGACACGCTGCTGAGGCCGCAAAACTCATGATTACCAGAGACCAATTCGTCGCCGAGGCGCGCCGCTGGATGGGTACGCCGTGGCAGCATCAAGGGCGCCTGCACGGCGTGGGTGTGGATTGCGCCGGGCTTATCCTGGAGAGCGCGCGCACGCTGGGGCTGGCCAACTGGCATTACGACAACTACCCGCGCCGGCCGGACGGTACGCTGCGCAGCGTGTGCGACCAAGTGATGGACCCCATGCCGATGTACGAGGCTACCGCTGCCGACGTGCTGCTGTTCGCCTGGAATAACAGCCCTGTCCACTTGGCCATTCTAACGTCTAAGGACACCATCATCCATGCGTACGCCATCAATCGCAGGGTAGTGGAGCACCGCATTGACGATCGGTGGCGGGAAGCCGTGGCGGCCGCTTACCACATCCGGGGGATCGAATAATGGCTCAGCTTGCGCTAGGCGTAGTCGGCGCGGCCATCGGCACCTTCTTTGGGGCGCCGGAGGTTGGCTGGATGGTCGGCGTGGCCATCGGTGCCGTCCTGTTTCCAGAGCATCCAAAGCGCCCCAGCCCGAACGATGTGCGCGTGCAGCAGAGCGCGTATGGGCAGTACATACCAAGGGTCTACGGGATGTACCGGGTGGCTGGCAATGTTATATGGGCGGGGCAGCCGGTAGAGCACGACCCCAGCGGCAAGGGCGGTGGCAAGGGTAGCGGGCAGCCCACGGTATCTATGAGCTTCGCCGTCGCGCTGTGCGAAGGCCCCATCTCTGGCGTGCGCCGCATTTGGGCGAACGGCAAGCTGGTGTACGACGTATCTAACCCCAGCAACTTCCAGCAGATCAGCGGTAGCGCCGCCATGCTGTCCAACTTCCAGGTGTATCTGGGTGACGAAAACCAGATGCCTGACCCGACGATGGAGTCGGTGCTGGGCGTCGGTAACGTACCTGCGCACCGGGGGCTCGCGTACGTTGTGTTCAACAATCTGGATCTGTCGCAGTGGGGCAACTACCTACCGTCGTTCACGTTCGAGGTGATCACCAACGCGCAGCAGGTGTACAGCTACCAACAAGTCGCGGTAACCGACAGCACCAGCAACTACGACGGCACCATCACCGGCCTGAGCGCGCAGGGTGGGCTCTTCATGAGCTTCAACGGCGGCCCCGGCCTTAGCAACACCAATTATCAAGGTGTGGGGGTGTGGCAGCTTACGCCGTACGGTGTGTACGCGCAGAACCCGTACGGCCCCGCGCAGACGGTGTTTCCTCCGGACGTTCCAGCCATCACTGGCGGGGCGGCACCATACGACTTTGATGCGCCGGGCTTTGTGGCATTCAACAACACCTACGGCACTTATTGCTTCTACGGCGCCGATGGCCTCTCCGAGCTAATTTGCGCGCCGGGGCTGGCCACTGGGGTGTTCGGTACGCAGCACAGCATGATCAAGCGCGGTATGGTCATGTATAACGCCTGTAACTACGGCAACGGCAACTTTCCCCTGCAAAAGTGTTCGCTCGTAGGCGCCAGCGGCAATCCGCTGCAGACTGGCACCATGATGGCCACGTCCACGGTGCAGAAGCCGTTTCAGCTTATCGGCGTTACCGGCGCCTACGTGTACGCGATAGACAGCAGCAAGATCCTGTACCAGTTCGACCAAGGTACGCTTGCGCTTGTCAACTCGTGGAACCTTGCCGCGCTCGGCCTTTTCAATGCCGGAGATGCTGGCTACGCAGTGGATGACCGCCACGTGTACATCGGCGGCACTAACCTGTATTGCTTCGACACTGTGAGCGGCGCACTTACCGGGCTGGTGACCAACGGCATCATTCCCGGGCAAATGCAGACCATGAAGGTCATCAACCCCGGCTTCATCGTGTTCGGGTACTTGCAGGGCTCGTCGGCAGACCGCGCCGCCATCGGCTTCCTGACGCTTGGGTTCAACCTCGCCATGTCGCCGGTTACGCTGTCTTCCATAGTTGCCGACATCTGCACCCGCGCCGGGTTGCAGCCCAGCCAGTACGATGTGTCGCAGCTTACCGATCTGGTGACCGGTTATGCGCTGACGCAGCACGGCTCGCCACGTGAGCAAATCTCACCTCTGATGGAGGCGTACTTCTTTGACGTGTCGGATACGGATGGCCTGCTCAAGTTTATCAAGCGCGGCAGCAGCCCGGTCGCTACGTTCCAGTGGGGCGCGCTTGGCGCAGGCACCCGCCAGACTGAAGAGGCGGTAGAGAACCCCATTATAGAGACCATCCAACAGGAGATGGACCTGCCGGCCACCGTCACCATGTCCTACGTCGGGCAGGGCAATGACTACCAGCCGGTTACGCAGCGGGCGTTCAGCACCACCACCGCTTCGAACAAGGACTTCGCTTCGCAATTCCCGCTTGTGCTGTCCGACGACCAAGGACTGCAGAAGGCACAAACCACCCTGTGGGCTGCGTGGATGGCGCGCCGGGCGTACGAATTTAAAACCGACGTCTCGTACATGCAGTACGAACCGACGGACGTGGTCAACCTGCAAACGCAGGCCGGGCAACTGCTGCCGGTACGCCTCGTATCGTGTCAGTACGACGGCATGGGTGTGTTGTCCTGGAAGGCGGTTTCCGAGTACCCCGCCATGTACAACTCCACCGCTGTAGGCGGCCCCACCAGCGGCGCCGGCACGGGCTTCCAAACCCAGTCTATCGGGTACAGCGGGCCTACGGTGCTTGCCGTGCTGGACGTACCACCGCTGCGGGACTCTGACATCGCGCCGGGCTTGTACATCGCCGCGTGTGGGTACGCCACCAACTGGCCCGGCGCCAACGTGGAGATTTCGCGCGACGGCAACAGCTACACACAATTGAAGACTGTAACCGCCGCGTCGCCCATCGGCTACACCAAGGGGGCGCTCCCGAACTTCACGGGCGGTAACCAGCCGGACGAGCTCAGCACGGTGACGGTGGTGCTGTACAGTGGGCAGCTCGCCTCGGTAAGCTACGCTAATTTCCTGGCCGGGCTGAGCGCAGCGTACATCGGCGGCGAAATCATATACTTCCGCAACGCCGTGCTTGTGGCGGCCAACACGTACCAGCTATCCGGGCTGCTGCGAGCACGCGGTGGCACCGAGAAGTTCATGGCTGGCCACCAAGCCGGTGAGCGGTTTGTGTTCCTGGACGCGACCAAGCTGACTACTGTGGGGCTGAACACTAGCGACATAGGCACCAAACTTTACTTCGAGGCTTATACGCTGAACCAGCTTGGCACGGTTACGCCATCTGGCCAGCAGACGCTAACGCCGGTCAATGGCCGCATCAAGGAGCTGAGCCCGTGGCTGCTGGCAGCCGGCAAGGGCAGCGCCGCCAGCGTCAACGATATCTCGTTGCAGTGGTTACGGCGGGCTCGCGTCAATAGCCAGTGGTACAGCGGTACCGACGTGCCGCTGGACGAGTCGTCAGAGAGCTACGTGGTTAACATAAGCGACAATGCGGGCAACATCAAGCGCACCGTCACCGTGCTGGGGCCGTTTGTGTCGCCAGCGGTGCCGAGCCTTGTGTACACCAACGCGCAGATTGTGGCTGACGGCTTCATCGGCGGCAACACCATCAACTTCAGCGTGTATCAAAACACCGACCAAGGCGTGCAGGGCGTTGCCGCCACCACCAGCATTGTGAGGTAAGACATGTCCAACAGCACCACGCTACTCGACACAATCAGCAGCTCGCAGGCCAACAAGGAATCCGTCGTAAACGCGCTGATGGACGCGGCCAGCCCCGGAACCATGTGGGGCCGTCATGCCACCGCGTGCAACGGTCTGACGTGGGGGTACTACGGCGGCAACTGGCAAGTGGGCCTGACGTCCAATGCCGTGGCCAACGGGACGCTTACGCTTACCGCCAGCGCCACCAACTACATCTACGCGGACCCCGTAACCGGGGCCGTCAGCGTCAATACGACAGGCGTGCCAAGTGGTAAGATTGCGCTCTATAGCGTAGTGACCGGGACGTCTACGGTCACTAGCTACACCGATCTGCGCAGCTACCAGCCCAGCGCGACAGGTGCAGGCACCACCGGCATCTACGACATCGGTGTCTACATCGAAGGGCTGACAAACAACTCGGAAGTCGTCTGGGAGTATGCGTGCCCACGCGGGTGGTCGCTGGCGGCTGGCGCCTCGGGTGTGGCAATCGCACAGGTGGCGGCCACTGGATCCACCACCTACACACTGGCGAAGAACGGTACCAGCATCGGTACCATCTCGTGGGCAGCCGCCGCGACGGTGGGCACGGTGAGCATCACAGGTGCCGTGTCGTTTGTGGCAGGTGATCTGCTGTCGCTTACTGGCCCGGCAGGTGCGGACGCAACACTGGCGAATATCGCGGTAACACTGGCCGGCACCCGGCCCTGATAACTAAACGGAGCGCAACCATGACAGCAGGAATGTCCACGGCGGTACGCAACGCCATGCTCAACGCCATCACCACGGCAGCGGGCGGCAGCGCGACCATCACCCTTTACACCGGGCCGCGCCCAGCCACAGGCGCCGCCATCACCACGCAGACGGCGCTAGCCGTGCTGACGTGCAACGCCACGTTCGCCGCAGCGGCGGCAGGCGGGGTGCTCACACTCAACTCTATCACCAGCGGCATAGCATCGGCCACAGGTACGGCGGTGTGGGCGCGGCTGAACACCTCCGGCGGTACGTTCATCATGGACCTGGATGTGGCCACCAGCGGCAGCGACGTCAACATCGCCACCACCGCCATCGTCAGCGGCGCCACGGTCAGCGCGTCCGGCGGTCAGATCACAGCCGGCAATCCCTGAGGAGAATATAAATGACTGTAACCACTTACTACTCCACCGACGCGAGCGCCCCGGTTCTGACTGGGCAGGTAGGCTCGCTTACCGCGCTGCTCGATGCCATCCTCGTGAATGGCTACGGCAGCAGGGCCGCCGCCGGCTGGACGATTGCGTACACAGGTACGAATCAGCGCGACTACAAACAAGGCGCGGGATCGTGTGGCTTTTATCTTGACGTGAATGATGCCGCTCCGGGCGGCGGCGCTGCGCGCGAGTCGCGTATGCGCGGCTATGAAGTGATGACGGCGCTTGCCACGGGCACGAACCCGTTTCCGACGACGGCGCAAATGAGCGCGGGCGTCATTCACCGCAAGTCGAATACTGCGGACGCTACCGCGCGCCCTTGGTATGCGTATGCGGACTCGACGTGCATCCATCTTTTCGTTGACACTGGCGACGCCGTAAGCCCGTCCTATTCCTGGGGCTTCTCGTTTGGCGACTTCTTTTCGTACAAGGCTGGCGACGCGTATAACTGCCAGATTCAAGGGCGTACCGCCGAAAACAGCAACAGCGGCGGCCTTGAATGCCTGTCGACGATTTACGGGCAAACAAACGCCTTAGTGGCGCTCGCCGCGCGCGCTTGCTTCGTCGCACGTAGCTGGACCGGCACCGCTGGCAGCATTCCGTTCTCAAAGCACAGCGCGATGATTTCGACCGCTTTGGCCAACTATGAAGGCGCGAGCGGCGGTTCTGGAAATAACCAGCCAATCGGCCCGCAACCGAACGGCCCGGACGGCGCGCTGCTCATGGCGCCTCTTTGGATCGGCCACAACGGCAACGTCCGGGGCTATATGAAAGGTCTGTGGTGCCCGCTCGCGCCGCAGCCTTGCGGCCATACGGACACGTTCTCCGGCACCGGCAACATGGCGGGCAAGACGTTTCAGGCTTTGAACGTGCAGAGCCAGAACAACAATGGCCCTCAGAACGGCATGATTTTTATCGAAACGTCGAACACGTGGAGCTAATGCCATGGCAGCGCATCTCTACTGGCGACTCAATTTCTCCAACACGAACGGCAATAACCCCGCCGTGTCGGAGATTGCCATGCATACGTCGGTCAGTGGCGCGAACGTCTGCACGGGTGGCACTCCGGGCGGAACGAACATCAACGCGAGTTTTCCGGCGACGAACGCATTCGACGGTAACACCGCGACCGATTGCCAAACGACCGCGACGCCCTCGACAATCAGCTACCAATTCCCCAGCGCGGTTGCGATTGTTGAATACACGATAACCGCGTCGGCAACGCTGGCGGCGGCCTACGCGCCGAATGGCTGGACGTTTGAGTACAGCGACAACGGCTCGACATGGACGGTCGCCGCGTACGCGCGCAATCAACAGGCATGGAACGCCATCGACACAAGAACCTTCCCGGTGGGGGTGACAGCCGCCAACTCGTACCTGAAGACGAGCATATCGGCCGTGCAGACCGCAACCCCTGCTGGTAACGGCGGGCGAGTTCCGTTCGCGCGTTCGGCAGGGCCGGGAACGACAGTCAGCGGCGTCGTGACGGTATTGGGCGCGCCAGCGGCGGGAATCATTGTAGTTGCGTACGACAAGGTTTCGCGTACGCCAATCGGGCAGGCCGTGACGAACGGCAGCGGGGCCTACTCGATGAACTGCCAAGGTTTCGGCAACGTGTACGTGTGTGCTTTTGACCCGACGAACTACCAGATGCTGGGGTTCGACGAGGTCGTGCCGGGGTAAGCCATGAGCTACACGCCACCCAACCACGCGGCGGTCAACTTCAACTTTGCTGCCGGTGGGTACAGCCCCCCGGCGCATAACCTTGTCAACTTCAACATCGGTCTTCCGGTTGACATACGGCTGGCCAACGCCAAGGTAAGCATGACGGCGTCGTCGTCAAACGTGGTGAATGTGCTGCTGGCCAACGCCACGGTCAGCATGAACATGACAGAGCAGGGCATCATCAACGCCAAGCTGGCCAATGCCACGGTCAGCATCACGGCTAACGCAACCCCACGGCAAAGCCGCAAGCGCCGGCATATTCAGGCGATCGGCGGGTAACAGGATGGTAACAATAACGTAGTTACTTCGGACGGGAGTCGTCATGGAAGAGGAAAAGCTGGACGAGGAGGCAATCCGCAAAATATTTCGAGAAGAGCTAGACGATGTAATCACCACCTTCACGGAGGACTTCTACGCCAGTGTTGGCCGGAGCATTGTGCGCAGGGCGTT